CGGAAAGTTCTGTGCTGAATTAAAGCATGGTTACCGAACGGAATAAATCCCGCAACGGCTGAATTGTGGACACCTTTTTCAATCCGTTCCACGCCCGTGTATGTGTACGGTGATTTAAGTGGTTGGCTGAAGTTTTCAATTTTTATTTCGGCCTCTCCTTGGTTGTAGTCGGCCTGAATAAATTGTTCTTTGTTAATGTAGATATATCTGACTTTCGTGCCGAATGTATATACAGTTCCTTCGTAATACGAATTAGTGATTTTTCGGTGGTCGTGCAAAACATTTGTCACCGAACCAATGCGGGAACGGTCGACTTGAATTTCGTAAGTACTATGTTCAATATCAATGAACCCGATTTCATCATCGTTCAGCAACAGGATAAATTGTGTCTCAATAAATCGTGAAACCCATTCGTCTTGGTCGTTTTTGACCCATACTTGCACGGTGTTCGGGTCTCGGGCGGTGGATATGTTGATGAAATCATTGACATACTTCCCAAAGAAATCTTGTTCTGAAAGGGTCTGAATTGTTGACGGGTCGCCCGTGATGTCAAACCCCGTGCTATTAAAAATGCGGGATAAGTTGTCTATGCCACGCCACACCGACCCTTTTGTTACAGATTCGTAGGTGTTAAGTACGAATTTTGAAGATTCGGGGTCTTCGTTATTAAATACCGTGATGACTTTATCAAATAACCGACCTTCGGTATGTACGACGAGAGCCTTTTTTAATTTGTTCCAAAAGTATTGTTGGTATTCAGCAATGCCACCCGTTTGGATTTTTTTGATAAGTTCTCCAACATTATTAGCGTCGTATTTGGTCATTGGGTGATATTAAAAAAAAGGGGGACGGGATAACCCCACCCCCCGTTAGGTTTCGGTTTATGGTCAATTACACGGCTTTAGGAAGGACGGAATTTAATCCCGCAACGGTCAACGGTGCAGGCACCCACAATCCTTTCCATGAGAACTCATAAGTAAACGACATAAATTCTTCGGTTGATTCGGGCAATGCTGAATCAAAATCGGACAGGTTTACTTTTCCGATTGGAAGAATGATTTCATCCCCGTCGCAATAACGGGCAATAAGGTTGTAATTGCGGTAAGCACCTTTCAGCATGGTATCGGCAAATTCGTGGTTGTAGAATTGGGTTGATTTATCCACACAAAAGATTTTGTATGTCAATGCCCATTCAATTTGTTCCACGGTTGCAGTTCCACATCCGCCCTTATCAAAAGTGGTAATGTTTTTCTTGGCGTACGAACCGATTCCGATACCGAGGTTAAACACTTTGCCATTGTCAATGGCCGCTTGCCACCAAGATGTGTCAACGAGGTTGGCGGCGTTAATGGTTTCGGAACATTCAATGAAATACAGGTCGTTAAGGCGTCCTGTCCAAGTGGTGCAATCGCAAGCATCGGTAGTTTTTACAGGAAGTGCATCTACCGTACAGGCACATGAAGAAAGAAAGTTACTGTAATTTACAGGCATTTTTGTGTTGTTTAATGGTTAACAAGCCTAAAACACCCCGCAAGTGATGGACAAATGTAGGTCAATTATTCACATCTACAAATAGTATCAATATTTTTTATTTGAATTAAGCACTAAAAACACATTGTGGATAAATTGTTGATAACTTTTTTTACAATTATTTGTTTTGGGTACTAACTTTTTCCGTTATTTACATCATGAAAAACAAACAAATAAATTTAAACGCTAAAAAAATGGAAACTTCTAAAATTGCTAACTATTGGGTACTTGGTTTTACTAACAACAAACCTAACGGTAATGTACACGCTTTTAATTCTGAAGAAGATGCTTTGTATTTCACCGGACTTAACAACAACGGCCTAAACAATGTAATGTTTCTGATGTCCAATGATTTTAAAACCTTAATAAATTATTGCGGCGTTTGTAATATCAACATGAAACCCTATTTATTCCAATAATCCAACCAATTGCCATGAAATCAACTACCATCACCCTCGGCCGACTTATCACCAAAATGGAATACCGTAACGAACGGATGATAAACATCACCGTCCACAAAATGGGCGAATTTGAATCTATCACACAGGGGTACGACATCATTGAACTGAACGGGGAATCCACCTCGGGCAAATTCAACAGGTATGAATCGATGCTTTTATCGGCGGGGTATCAGGTCTCCAAAATTGTTGAACCCAAACCCGTCGGTGGTCATTCTTTCATCCGAATAATCTACGCTAAACCAAATTAATTCTACGACGGACACGCTCCGTAATTGGTCACCGTCACATAAGATTCGTTGACCGAATACTCCCCCTCAATAGCACACAATGTAACTTCAGCCGAATTCGTAGATATGACGGCTGATTTTTGCAGTCCTTCGCAATCCGTGTAAGTTATCGTCGTTTCAAAATACCCGCAATCTCTGTCGGTTTGAGTATATGATATCTGCCCACCCGTTGGCGGTGATTCCAAACAAAGCGTGATGCTTTGTGAGGGACTTAATGTATATGTCTGCGGTGTTGTTGTTCCGCATGGCGTACCTTGGAAACTTGTGTTTGGTGAGATGTCGGGGTCGGCCGTAATCCGATAAGAACGACACCCCGAATCAGGCGGGTTGGTCAATTCAAACCTGTACGAAATACAGTTACCCAACACGGGGGAAAGATTCACATCCACCGAACGGCAATTGTCACAAGTCCCCGTTGAGCAAACGGTTATCGTAGTGATTGAATCATCCACGGCTATGACATATCCCGCCAATAATTGGGCGGCGGTCACGCCCGTGGCTAATGTATTGCCAAGGTTATCGGTGATATCAAAAGGTCCGGCGTCCGTTCCCGCTGATGCAAGTGTGATGGTGATGTTAACTGTTGCCATAGTTTAAGGTATGTTGTCGCACCCGAAAGTGCCGTTTGTAGTTATTGCGAATAAAGTGCCTGAAGGTGGTGACGCAAAGATATTGGTTATTCGGTATATAATTAGTTTAGGCCCGGTAACCTGTTCATCCAATGCGAAACTTCCAACGGTGTAACCTTCACTATATGCAATTGCTCCATTGTCGCAACGGGTCAACTCATAATATTCAAGGTTTGGAGGTTGGGTCGTTGTGGATGTTGTCGTCGTAGATGTCGTTGTCGTGGTACTTGTAGTTGTTGGCTGAACCGTCGTTGTGCTTGTCGTTGAAGTTGTCGTTGTGGATGTAGTGCTTGTGGTTGAAGTTGTTGTGGTCGCAATCGTGCCACCTTTAACAACTGTCAGGAATCCCATTGAGCAATCCGTATTATTCACAACGGTAATATCTCCAATCGTGCAGTCGGGGACATACACCGTAGGCTGACATCCGTCCGTTGAGCATGACATCGTGGAAGTATCCGTCTTCGTTGCCGTTGCTGATATAACTCCCCGTTCACAACATGGTTCTCCGATGATTGCCGAAGTGTAATCAGTTATCGTATATATTTGGCCGTTGATTTTAACCACGCCACGGGCAAAAGCGGCCGATATAGACGCTTCATACCAATACGGGATGGGTTCGGTCGTGATTAAGTAACTAATGCTTCTAATGGACTTTACAGGCTTGTAATTCAATGCTTGAAATTCCGTGCGTGAACCATTCCAATTTACCCTTAAATCCCTGATGGGGTAATTATTGTAATACCGTAGCGTCGGGTCGTATCCCCCCGCACCCACATTCACGGGATTGGTTGCCGTGCCTATCCACGCTCCGTTGACATCGTATCCGCCGTTGTCCGTTGTTGAATAGCACGAATAAACTACATCAATTGATGAGCATATATCGTTTTCATACGGTTCGGAAAAAAATGTTCTTATTAACCCGTTGGAATAAGTAACCTGTGCGAATAATTGGAAATACTTTGCCGTCGGAAGGTCGGATATCCCGTTTATAACTACATAACTGTTGCCGTCCCCGTCTGTTCCCGATACCGTTGCCGATGGTGTCCATGGATAAGTTCCCGCAGTTCCTGAATCGTTACAAGTGGCTGATATGTCCGATGCTATCAATGATACAGATGCTACGGGGTATTCAGCTTCAATGTACCAATACAAGTCGGGAGATATTCCCGCAGTTATCGGCATGGCATAGAATGGGCATTGTTTCCCGTAATTGCAATTAGCGTTAAATCCCTCGGGGTTTTCGGCTATTATTTCAGCCGTCGTTTTGCCAAGTTCGGGGTATGGTGTAAGTTTCATCGGTAAATCTGTTGGCCTTTTATGGTGATGCTCATCGTTTGGTAATCAACCGTTACTTCGGTGACAAGTATGTATTTATATCCCGTTCCCGAAATAGACCCGTCGGGTATTTCAACTATTTTCCCTACGATTGATTCCGTCCCGTTTTCTAACCCTATTTTATTCAAATATTCACAACACATCGGTATGACGGCGGTAACGACTTTGTTTGAGAAGTTGACAAATATAGGGGAATCAGTTTTCTCATGGTATGTGTCGTACAAATTGCCCTTGTAAAACGAATCAAAAAATAAGGGGTAATTGTAGACATTGGTAATGGTTTGATAAGTGTAAGTACCGCTGAAATTATTGGCATACGACACAGATGCCGTGTTGTAGCGGGTGTTTATCGGTATCGTGGATGCTTGTTGTTTGACAACTTTGGCATTGTTCAGCGGGGTTGACGGGTCGTATCGGATAACCCTTGGTGAGTTTATGATGCCGGGCGAAGATACCCGAATGATTCCCGAAAAATTCGTGCCGCATCCGAACGAAGATTTAAATTGGTTGGCAATGGTTTGAATTTTAATCATTACCGAAGCAACATATCCCGCTAATATCGTGGCGGCAAGGGCAGATACGATACCACCAAATAAAGCCACCACCGTAACGGCGAGAACTACTACTATACCTGAAGCGGCTACTTTCATTGACCGCAACGATGTGTTTAAATATTCTTCACCGAATGAATCGCAATAAAACCCCGTCGGGGCAAACTTTAATTGTTTGGTCTTATCACCCTCAAGCATCGGGTTGTCCGTTTGCGGGTCGTAATCTACATTGTCGTTGTATTGGGTTTGTACTTGACCCGAAACAAAGTCGCCCCCGTCAACGCCGTATTCATACCGACCGTAAGCGGGTTTTTTGTTCAGCGAATACTCATAACAAATTGAGTCGTAATCATTTCCAACCGTCATAGCGGGTGTTACGGTAATCAAATCCTGATTAAATTCAATTTTCAGAACTCCGTTGATGACATCCCACTTCATGTTGTAAAGACGACATAGTTCATCAAGGAATTCATTGACAGGCCATGTGTATGCGTTGGATTCTATGAATTTCTGACTTGGTGACGGACGCCATGCGGGTGAATAATCAAAGTCCGTGTGGTATGTTCCATTAGGTACGGTCAGAAGGCAATCGTTGTAAAGTGCTTTCCCGGGGTTAAACGGCGTATCCATTGTGATGCCTGACCGTTGACAAGCGTTCAGCAATATGTCATAGATACGGGGTGCGGGGGCATAATACCCGAAACCGAGTACTCTTTTGATTTTCTCTTCGTACGATTCGTCTGTTAAATATTCGGCGATGTATCCCGTCACCCCGGGGACGGCGTCAATCATGGCCATCTGTGCCAATAATGAACCGCCTTGCATTCCCATTGATGTGATATCTTTTTGAATGACTACCTGAAATGTCGGATGGTTTTTACCCCCGTCTTCGGTAAACCATTTCTGCCAATTGTCATGGATGGACAACTTGCGTAAGGTTTTTTGTTGGGTATCCGATTCACGCAATGACAAGGTGAACGAACAGACGAAATCCGAGCAATATTCAAGGTTGTCCGCTTTCAGTTCGTAGTTATTGTAAGTTATCCCGCAAATGTTGTCGGTGATTTCGCAATCAAAGTAATTAACATAGTCGCAATCCGTTGACAAGAGCCATGATTTGATTATTTCAGCGATAGCACCTGTGAATGTTACGGACAATGATGCCGTTGCTTCCCGTTTTTTTTCGGTGGTTATATCCTGACGGGTGACCAATTGGAATTCGTCAAGTCCTTGGACATAATCGGTAGCATCGTACCATGAGCCGTCAACCGTTCCGCCACTCCATCCGATAACATTGCTATTACAGGTTACGATGATTGGTTTGCCGTCTTTATCAAGATGCTGATGTCGGCGTATCCGTATGGTAAGAGCCTTGTTCACGAATTGAATGCTTTATTACGACGGTTCATATAAGTTGATATGGCGGCTGAAAAACCATCTTTATCCATTCTAACATTGACATCAAGTGATTTCAGCACATCGGCCGTTGAGGTCATCACCGATTCAAGACGGGCAAGGCGGTTGTTCATTTCATCAAAGTTTTGGGTTGATGCTGATTTTCGGTTGTCCAACGCATTCTTTACACTATCGTATCGGATACCCCCCGTGTAATTCTTAACGAAAGAGTTCATGACATTTTCGGGCAATAGTCCTCGGCGGATGGCTTGAATGGATGGGGCGTACCGTCGGTTAGTGTCGGCTGATATGACGGCCTCACCTTCGTGCAATCGTGCGGGTATTGTATCCCGTCCTACGGGGTTGTTTCCACGGCTGACATAATCCGTACCACGGAAGAATCCCGTTGGTTGTACGGCCTGTAATTGACGCACAAGCGACGCTCCCGCCCCTATGGCCGCAATGACCGATGCAAGACCCGTAAGCACATTTACCGTTCCACCCTTGGCAATCTGTGCGGCGGCACCTGCAACGGCAACAAGTATCTGCGACGATTGTATGGCGGCATCAATCCGTAACTGACGACGGGCGGCTTCTTCACGGCGTTTTTCCAATTTGTCAAGCCGTTCTTCTTCAATCCGTAATGATTCAAGGCTACCTTCTTTGGCCAATGCCCGGGCGGTATCAAGTTTTTCCCGTTGTTTGACTATGGCACGGTCAATAGCGTCAATTTCAGCCTGTGACGATGCTTTGGCAAAGGACGCAATGCTTTGATATGTGGTGGTAATCAATTTTTCAATTGCCTTTATTTCCTCACCACCTTTTTCGGGGTCAATTCCGAATATATCGGCAACAATGGTATCAATACCTGACAACCCCGCACGGGCGGATGCTGATGCTGATTTGCCGTAAGTGATTAGTTCCGTGGTTGCGGTGTCAATCCCCGCCTTGATTGTTGTTATTTGTGACTGTAATTGAGCCTTTATTTTTTCATCCGATTCACCGATAAGTTGGGTTTCAAGGGCGGTTAATTGGTTTTGGTAATTACGGATGGATTCTTCAAGCCGTAGTTTGGCGTATTTATCCTGTATATCGGTGATATTTTGTTCGTATTGCTCATAAGTGATTTCATTTTTAGCCAATGCTTGAGCCTGAACAAGTACTTCCGATGCCGATGCTTGTGTGATTTTGTCGTTTGACCGTTGGGCGAATGTTTCCAAGTCGGCAATTCGTTGGTCAAAAAACTCACGATTCAATGTTAAAACATCTTGTTGAGCCTTTTGGATGACCACCAATTGAGCATCAAGGGCAAGTTGTTCGGCCGTAGCGATTTGTTGGGCGGCGAATTCCCCTGAAATCAGACCTTTGGATAAAGCATCATTGATTTTGGCCTTGAATTCAGCAAGGTTTTTTTGGATGTTGGCGACATTATCATCCTGTGTTTGCTTAATTACCGCCTGTGACTGCGTATAAGCGTCCGTAATCAATTCAATCCGTGCGGCCGTTATTTCGGATTGTCGGGATTTTAAATCGTCTATAATTGATTTTTGTGCCTCCTCACGCCCTTTCTTGTTTTCCCCTATTTCGGCATCCCGTTGCAAATTGTTGATTGCCTTGGCTTGTGTCAGCAATGCGTTTACCTTTTCGTCCCCAAGGTCTTTGAATTGTTTGCGTATGGCGGCGGCTTCAACATCGTATTCCCGTTTATATCGGGCAGTTATTTCGGCATCGGATACCCCGCCAAGTTTTTCCCGTTCGGTTTTAACCTTGTTGGTAAGTTCAATCAATTTTTGGGCGTATGCTTCGGCAAGGTCTTTACCCCGTTGGTTCAGCCGTGCTTGTTCATCCCAAAAACTGACATTTAATTTGGATGATGCGTCAAGCCATGATTTTTCGGCTTTTGCGTATTCGTCCCTTATCTCCCGTTTCCGTTCGTCCGTGATGCGTTCGTTGTCGTATGAATCCATCAACAACTTCAGTTTTGCATCGTAATCGGTTTTTAACAAACTTAATTCTTCTTCGTCAAACTTTCGTTTAAGTTCGTACAGTTCCTCTTCTGATTTCCCTTGTGCCTGTGCTTGAGCGACGGCTACCTCTTTACGGCGGTTTAATATGGTTATGTTATCATCAAGTTGTTTGTTCAGCGATTCAATTGAATTGCCTAACCTGATGTTTTCCCGTTCGTTTTCTTCTGATTGGTTTGCCCATTCTATCAGGGCGTTGATTAATAACCCGACGACGACGACGATTGCACCGATACCTGTTGCGGCTATACTTGCGGCCAATCCTTTCATGGCAGTTGATGCGGTGGTTGTGGATATTGCGAGTAATCGTTGTGAAACGGCGAGGGCGTTTGTCCACACGGTTTGGAGGGCAAGTTTGGCGGCTGATTGTCCTGTCAGGAATGCTTGTAATTCTTGTAATCCATTGACGACGGACATTATGCCAAGTAACCGTTGCAGGGTTTTTTGGGTTTCTTCGGATTCACCGCCCAACAATGCTTGTGCGCCGGCGACGAGTTGGAAACCGCTTGCTACTTGTTTGATTGTTCCGACTGTGGCGTCAAGGGCGAAGGTATCGGATGCGAGGGAGCGGATGGCTTCGGATTGGTCGCCGATTTGGTCGGTTAATGCGGCGGCTTCGATTTGTAATTGTTTGTACCGTTCGGTGTTTTCCTGACCCGCATCTTCCAATTGTTGTAATTCCAATCGGGCGTTACGCAGTCGTAATCTTAACGGTATGAATGCCCCGCCTGTGTTGTCGGTGTTTGTTTTTAATGATTTCAGGCCTGTTTCTACCTTTTTGACGGCTGATGACAATTCTTTGAATCCTTCGTCGGATTCGGACATTTGTGCAAGTTCCGTTTTAAGGTCGGCGAGTAATTTCTCAAGTTGAGGGATGTTTTGGCTGAATTCTTCAATTGACTGATTTACTTTGGATAAATTCAGTTTACCCGTTTCGTCCTTGAATTGTCGCATGGATTGGGTCAATCCGTTGACTTCTGATATTGGCTTGGCGAAATTGACTTTGGCGGCGTTCTTTGCGACATCGGTCAATGATTTGTTCAGTGTATCCGTTGATGATTCAAGTTTCTCGGATGCAGTTACGGCCTCATTTACCCCGTCAACGAATGACGATGCGTCAAATGTTACGCTGAATATTTCGCTCATACAAAAATTTCTTCAAACTTAACGCCCTTTTTTGGATTTTTCATTCTCCAAAATGAAAAGGTTAAGTTCGTTATAGTATGAGCCTACTGAATATTCCAATAATCGGTCACGGTCGGTAAGTGAGCCGTTGGTCACCGTTCGGGTGAACAGTTGTAATTGTGTGGCGTTGGATTCAATTAATTTAAAGGCTTTTTCGGTGGTTATTTGGCCTTGGATGGGTGTCCCGTTGTTGAAAAGGCTTGGGTAAGTCCGCTGAAGGATTCGTTCACCGGCGTCAATAACTGATTTAGAGCGGTCAAAAAAAAAGAGAGCATGGTTCGGTCTTTTTCCCAAGTGTTGATACGACGGACGGCTTCGGATTGGTCAAACGATGCGATATTGTCCCCGTCTTGGATGATGCACAAAGCACAGGCAAAAAGGGCAGTTTTGTGGTAATCCCATTGGTCTTTCAGGGTGGCGTGTATTCGGGATGCAATGGCGTAAATGTCAAGGTCAAACCCTTGCTTTTTTTCCCGTAACAAATTGAGGATGAGTTCTATGTTGGCGGTAAGTTCGGTTTTTTCAATACCCACTCGTTCCATTTGCCCCGCAAGGTCAAATAAATACTTGCGTTGATACGGCAAGGTAAGAATGTTATCAACGATATAAAACACACCAAGTTCGGGGTGGTCGTATATCTTTGAAAACCGACATTCTTCGCCCGTGTTGGTGTTTCGGTATATTAATTCCGATGCCGTCTTATTTGATAAATTCCACATTATCTGATGTTGTAAAACAGTTTATAAACATTTTTTTCTTCTTCAATTACCCGTTGAGCAATTGATATTGGAACATATATATCTGATATGTTTCCCGCTTCTTTTGACCGTTTATGATTCAGCAATAATGACGGGTCAAGTGGTAACCCATGACGGTCAGCGATGGCGTATAAATCCTGTAACAAGGTTTCGTATTTACCGATATCTGTTACAACACGAGTCCCGAATATCTGATTGTCTAACACATTGAACCCGTACCCGGCGGGGACAAGTATCTGATGCGATGCGTAACGGGGGAAATGCTCAAAAACATTTTCCATGTACTTTTCAAAACTTTCCTGATTGATGTCCGCCTTCCACCCTGTGGGGTTTTTCATTACCGCCAACCAACAATAAAGCGACCGATACCATTGAATTGGGTCACGGACGAAACAAAATGACGGTATTTCTTTCAATTGGGGGAATGTTTGATGCAATTCCCTGACAGGCATGTGTTCAAAGATTTGGCTTTCTTCTTCACGCCATGGGTTGGTTATCTTATATCCCGACCGCATGAATGTATGCTTGATAAATGTCCCACCGGTTTTTTTAGTGTGGACAAATAACAGTTTGTTTTCAATTACAAGACTCATTGGTTATTTATTTGAGGACAAGACAGGATTTGAACCTGCGTAGGAGCTTTTGCAGAGCCATGCCTAACCACTCGGCCACTTGTCCTTGGTTTTACATGATAAACGATTTTGAATGTCTGTCTTTCTGCCGACGAGGATTTATTTTGGATTCCACACCAAGATGGTCAACCAAATTAGGAACCCATACTAAATACTTCATTTTATGGATTCCAAAACATTCAGCAATACAAGTATCCGACGGGCAATACTTATGTTCCGATGTAAGCGGGTTTAATGCCTCGTAAAACGCAATAGAATGCCCGTAAATCAATTTTGCTACGCCCCGTGGTAAATAATAACACAATTCACTTGCGAAGTTTTTACCGGGTTTAAAACGGGTCTCCGTATCCGTTGGGCGTAATGAGAAAAACTGAATGACTTCGTCGGGGTATTGATTAATTGCGGCGGTAAGTTTTTCCATGAAATTATTCGTCAAAACTATGTCATCTTGGAATACAACGGCTGAATCATCCCCCGCCAATTTCCATCCCCGTTGTAAGTTCAGCCATCCCGTGCTACGGAATTTGGAAGGTGGTGTTTTGAAATCGTCGAAGTTTACGATGGTTTCAGGCGGAAGTTGTCTGACAAGTTTGGCCGCCAATAATTCCCGCCCTTTGCAAGTATTAACTATGTATTTCATTTGGTTGATGTTTTAGACTACTTAATGTTTTTAGCGATGTTCTGCACTGAGCGTAGAGGAAATCGCAAAGACAGTCAAGTAAATGGGTGCGGTTTAAATCCGATTTATCCATTTGGCCACTTTCGTTTGCGTCAACATTCTCAATATCATCAATCAAAAAAGGGCAATTGGAAAATGTAAAGTCGGGATGTCGGGCAAGGAGCGAATTTGTCACTTGCCGTTTTTCGGCCACATATCCTGACGGTTTACCACGGGGTGTTTTTATTTGCGTCCAATTAAGGTTTAATTGCCCCTGTATGATGTCATACATAGATTTATGCCCCCGATTACCCGCCGACCTGTTCCACCCCGCTGAATCACCTGTAATGTAAATAAAACGGGTATCATAATCTTGCTTGATTCGGTCGCATAAAGCAAATACATCGGAATTCATAAGCCTGTATTCCCCGATTACCCTAATAAACCGCTGATGTAAGTCCATTTGTACCACGATGGCGGTCATCGGACTCACATTAAAGTCAACTGAAATGTAAACGGGCAACGCTTTGTCGTATGTATATGGTACGGTTGGAATGTGTTTTTTTCTATCAAAAGCGTAGATAAACAAATTATCCGATGCCATGTCGGTAAATTCAGCCAAATATTCCTGTGCAAAAACGACGGGCGGTAGTTCATTTTTTGCCGATTCAACTTCGTCGGGGTTGATGTACGGGTTAGCCGTGGTAGGCATTTGGAAAAACGCCCATCTTTGGGGGTCTTTTTCGTGGTTTCCCGCCAAGGTTGCGTAATAATGCTTCTTTCCTTTCGGTGTGGATAAAAACCACGCATCACCTTCGTAATCGGTAAGCAACGGGCGGATGGATTGCTCCCATGCCATTTTCAGCCGTTCACCCGAAACGATGGCGGCTTCGTCAATGACAACCCTTTTGTATTTACGGCCTCGGACGGAATCAATGTTTTCCATTGACCAATACTCAATCACCCCGCCTGTTATGAACTCAATGCGTTTTTCTTGCTCACTCTTGTTTTTTATGATTGACTGATACATTTGGTTTACCCCACGCCATACTTCAGATAACATTTTGAATGTCGGGCAAAAATATGCTACGGGGTAACCGTTGATAGCGCCATTGTCGTCACCGATTAATAGCAACCGTTTGGCCATTTCTGTTTTACCGAATCTTCGTCCGCATGAAATAACATTAAACCGTCGGGCATTCTTGAGAATGTGCCGTTGCCCGGGGTGTAGCGTTGGTATGGGGACTTCAATTTCGGTTTCTGAAATCATTTCTCTATTAATTTGATAGAGATAGGCCCGGTTTGAGTTGTTTCAATTTCTTGTTTTGGCTGACCTTCGAGTCTGTCAAGAAGTTCTTTATAAGCACCACGGTCGCCTTTTAATGCTTTGTTGACAAGTGCCATGTCCATCCGTTCCAACACCGTGAATTCTTCGGTTTCGCCTGTTACGGGGTTTTTTTGCTTGGTTGTTAATGCCAATAAACGAAGCAATCGGGTTTTTGAATTTTCAATTCCTTTTGGTCGTCCCCCCGCCCGTCTTTCGTCAAACCCTTTTTTGAACGGTTTTGCACCGTCGGGTGTCACCCCTTTAAGCCACCTTGCCATCGTTTTGTTGGTTATGTTTCAATCTTAATTTGATTTGGTGCGTGGATTCAAACGCTTGGTTGTATTCAGCATTCTCAAACAATTTTGAAAACCCTGTAATGTGCTTCAGTTTAATGATTTCTTCGGGTTCAAGTCCAAGATGGTTGCATATTTGAGCATCCGTCCATCCGTTCTGAAGCATCTCAAAAACCATGTTTGACATCCCCGCAACGGAATGTTCACCCCTTGCACGGTTGTGACGGACGGTTGCCGCCATGCGTTCGTTGAGGTCTTTCTTGATGACAACCACGGGAACAGTTCCATGGTTACGGTCAAGAATGTCTTTGTTCGTTTTAGCGGTGAAATACCGATGGAATCCGTCAACGATTAAATAACGGTCTTTTTCTTCATCCCGAACGGCTACAATCGGTTGCGTGTAACCATCGTGCTTGATTGATTTGTAAAGTAACCCCATTTCTTGCTTGGCCACGGAATTCGGGTTGTAATCGTTTGGCGACACCTTTTCAATAGGCACCCACAATACAAGGTCTACGGGTTGGTCAATCGGTGATAACTCGTGAAGTTGTTCACGCAGTTTGTTAATTGCCTGAATCCGTTCCTTTGGTTCGGTTGGTATGTCTTGAAATGATGTCATGTATTTGTTCGGTTGTAAGATATTTGGCGTATTGCACATCGTCAATTGTGGCAAGACCATTTTTCGCTTGGATGTATGCCCTTAAATGCCTTGTTGCAAAGAAGTTTGTTATTTTGGTAAAGTCAAAATCTGAACAAAGTATCGTGTTGATGGCTACTTTCAGGAAATCGGTTTTTACCCGTTCGTCGGTGACTATTTTAAGTTTCCGGCCAACGATTTCGTGGAACTTTGATTTAAGTTCATGATTCGGTATAAGTTTGTCGGCAAGATATTCCGTGTAATCTACCCAATCGTTAAACATTGGCGGAAGTTCCGTCGGGCATTGGAAAGCATTTTTTTTGATGTGCTTGATTGTATTTGCCCCCGCAATTCGGTCAGCCAATTTATTCCATGTTTGCGGTTCAATCTCTTGGACAAGTAGAATGTTCTGAACGGCGGTTTCATGGTGCAAGTTGCTTATCCGCATATCCTTGACGGGTACACCGTGCCTGTACATTTCGTCGTAGATTCGGTTATAAGGAACTTTATTATCATGGATGTATTTCCACACATCCGTAACACGCCAATCGTATATAGGGTAAAAAACGAATTGTTCTGTTTTTTTATTGATGATTTTACCCCAAGTAATGTGTTTGTATGTCGGTGACCCCGATGTAAGAACTATGAACCGTTTTGGCGTTTCTTCAGTACGAACCCCGCCTATCAAACAAGCTTTTTGCCCCTTAAATAATGTTTGCACTACGCCGTTAAACATATCATGAAATCGGTCTTTACCGAAAATATTCTCATGGTATGCAATCGGGTCTTTTGGGTGAATGTATTGTTCGGGCGGTAAATCAGGATTCCAAACAGATACAAAGCGTTCCGTCGTGGATGCGTTGTTTGTCATTTTAAAAGGAACTTGCAACCACACAGGCTTAACCCGTTTGTCATACATGATGTCACGGACATAATCTACCGTTCCTTGCCATTCGGCTTCTTGGTCAATCCAAACTGTGTGTAACGGCAGACGGTTCATTTCTTCCGCAATTTCCAAACACAAATTGAATACGACAGTTGAATCTTTGCCCCCTGATATTCCGACTATTACATTCGGAAACTCGTTAAATAGATATCGTATCCGTTCTTTAGCGGCCTCCAATACGGTTTGATTAAGATACGATACGGGCATTGTCGGTATTATTTATTCAAGTGTGTGTAGAAATCGTTTCCGCAATGTGGACAAGTTACAGGCATGGTATTTTTTTCAGCCATCATTTGTTCAGCCAATTTTTGTGCCTCTTTCCTGATGGCTTCGTCTGTAATTTCAGAATATCCGGTTTCGGGTTGCAGTTCGGGTTGGAAAGATTCCATGGCCTTGGAAATATCTTCGTTTATTACCCCGAAATCAAATAATGTCTTATCGTCAAATGTATTGGCAAGGGCATCAAAATCCCATGCCCCCGCTGATGCGTTGTCTTTCAGCATGAATTCGGTTTGTTGTTGTTCGGTAAGTTCGGACGCTTTGATGACGGGGATGGTCTTCAGACCAAGTTCCTGACACGCACGAAGTCTCATGTTTCCGCCAAGAACTACCATTTCATCGTTAACGACAATCGGCCTGATTTCCAACATTTGCGGAAAATCTTTGATTGAATTTACAAGACGGCGGAAGTTGTCGTCTTTGATTACCCTTGGATTGTTCGGGTTTGCTTTGATTTTGGTGGTTGGGATGTGTTCGATTTTCATTGGTTGGCTTTTTTAGAGTATTTCATGTTGTCAAGCAAGGCGAAATTGATGTTGGGCATCCGAGCATAATCGTCGTTACGGTCGATTGGCCGGTCATTGGGTACAATGTTGATGTCGTTGTAGACGATTACATTTTTGAGGTTGTTGGGTTCGATGAGGTGGTCTTGCCGGCCGCCATAAGACGCCGTTAAGATGAGGTTGGACGGGATGTCGTTGATGCGTGCCACCCAATACCCGATTGACTTGGTATAAGCCCACATTTCGATTTGAGGGTGTTTGCGGGCATATTCAATCCATGCGTCGAAATACGCTTGGTTGAAGAAATCCCCGGCGGCGTGGATTCGGATGGCGGTGCAGTTTTTTGGCGGTTCGGGGATTTGCAGGGTTTTGGCGGCTTCGTAATTGTCCCAACGGTGCTTGCGTACGCCGGGGAATCGTTCGGGTGATGCGGCATAGCACCGGTACACCCCGCCGGCTATGTCAAATTTGCCGGTAATACGGTCGACATTGACCTTACATTCAAGGGCGAACGGGCATGACCATCCTGTCGGCAAGTTGAATTCGTAGACCGTGCCTCGGTAGTACTTGGTATTCTTGACGAATTTCCCGGTTGCCATCACCATTTAGAGCTTTCCTGTTTGATGTATCCGATGCAATATGGGTTGTAATCGGTTAAGATGGCTTTTTTGCCTTGTTTTTTGGCCATATATCCAAGTAACCCGTACCCGCAAGTAATATCACCGCCGACATCGTATTGCTCATACAAAGTTTTTATAAGGCTTAAAGTAGTTTTAGGCTTGAAATCAGGTATAGTTTTATTGTAAAAAATGAACCCCGCCCCTTCGTGGATAGATGACAACACGGGTTGGTTTTTCCATCCTTTAAGCGAAGATTTTAATTGACCTCCACCCATGATGTAACATGGTTTGTCAAGTTCCATAAGTGTCGTGCCTATTTTTGTGATTAATTCAGACCATTTTCGGGATTCTGTTGGATTTGCTCGGTCGTTAAATATCTTATAACCCGCCAAAAAAGGTGGTTCGGTATATATGAAATCTACGGTTTTGATTTGTTCATGGATGCCATCAAAAGCATTGAAAACATAAGCTGATATGTCAGGCGATTGGAATTCGTAGCATTCCTCTTTTTTCCATTCTTTGAATTTTTTTAACGCTGAATGATATATCATGCCTGTTATTTGATGAGTTGGGCGTATCGTTTGGGGTTCAATTCAGAACCAATGTAAGATTTCCCCGCCATGTTAACGGCTTTTTTAGTTTGTCCGATACCCGCAAACGGGTCAAAAACAACCTTGTAATCTGTTTTAAGCAACATTTGAGTTACGATGTTGTAGCCTGTGACAGTGGTGTCAATCGGAACATCAATGTTGAATGTGAGTATTACAAAGGGCATTTTATTTTTCTGAACGCAATGATAAGTTTTGAGGTATTTATGACCGTGTTGAGCCATTATCTGAATAACAAGTTCTACACCTTTTTGGCTATATTCAATAACCACAGGTTTATTGGTGTTTGAAAGCCGTGCCAATTGGTTAAGAATACCTACAATATCATGGTTTTTTACAATGCCCGTATCTTTTTTAAGCATGGTTTGAAATACTTTGACCATGCGGTTTTCCCAAGGCGGGTCGGTGTACAAGATGTCGTACTCCGGGAATTCGGAATAGTCCATGATGTCTTTGTTTGAAAGATTGTTTTTAATCTCGTTGGTCATATTACCCCGTTTATTTCATTAAATTAATTTAATCTGTGCAAAATCCCGCCTGACAACCTGAACCGGTACCGAAAAAGAAGTCTTGCTGAAGACCTACCTTTTTAATTTGATTATATGTTATTTCTTCTTTCCAATGTGATTTACCCTCTTTATTAGCAAACCAAGTCATCTTTTCAGGGTTATCATCCCAATTCTTTCTTAATTGCTGAACAGGTTTCCAAAAACACCCTACACAATTTGAATCTTTAGGAAATTCTATTCCTGACTTCTCTGCCCATTGATAAACTGTATAATGCCCTATTTTGTTATCTATTAAAGGAAACCAACCTTCTCGCCATTCCATTTCTGCCCATTTATTCTTACCACTTGGATGTTTTCCTACAATAGTTTTAAATGACTTTGAAAACCTTTCAGCTCTTTCTTTTTCGTCATATCTAAAACCAACACCCATTTTTATCGTCTCGTTTATATTTTTTTGCCACCAATCAAATATCGGTTTCATCTTCATTTCACTTGTGCAGAATCTCCTCATCATATTAGGCAATATGGTAGCCTTTTTAATAACATTATCAAAAGAATTCCCAACTACCCAAATAATCTCTTTTCCTAATTTTTGCTCTAAATCAAGCATTGCAATCAATGTCTTATCGTCTTCAGCGGTTGCGATAAACTCTTTACCTATTTTATCAGATATCTTTTTAACAAGGTCTTTATTTGGAGAACAAGATAAATCATCAATAGTAACTAAAGCAAAAATATTATAATCAGCAGGGTAATGAACTGCCATATAACTTGAGGTTTTACCTCCTGATAAAGAATGAATTGTTTTCATTTGAGTTGGTCATATTACCCCCTTTATTTCATTCGGGCATATCCTGTACACTCGTGTAGTGTTCGGATTAATCCGTCTTCTTACAAATTTGCCCAATTCGGGGTGGTTTTTAGCCAAGGTTCTTATTTTAGCCATGATGTTCCTGACTTCAAGATTGTCGGTAGTTACAAGGTCAATGTACCCGCCCTTGCATGGCACGGAGGTAACTATGCGGACAATGGCTTTGTTCATGTCCACATAATGAAGTGGTGGTACAGTAGGGTCTGATGGAATTAAATTAGTCATTGTGATTTGTTTGCACAAAAATAACGGAATTGCTGAATAAAACAACCATGAACTTTTTTATTTTTCTTCATCAAACAAATCTTCTCCTTTGTAATCAGGGTGGTTGTCTTTCATAAAATCAATTCCATCAACCCATACCAATGCTACGGCAAGGGAAATCAAAATGAAGACTACTACGAGTACGATTATTTGCATCATAATTTTACTTTGTATTTTTTTAATATCTGCGAGCAAATATCGGATTGTTTTTCCGATAATTCTAAATTCCTGACAATGGCAGTATTCACAAAATTACTTTCCCATGTGGTCAATTTAAAACAAAACAGAAACCGTAGATTGGCAATTTGTTGTTCAGTTAATGGTTTTTTTACAGGCCGCCGTTCATCGTATTCGGACACCCCCCATCTGAATGAGCGTGAATAATTTACAGGTTTTTGATTGCTGAATCTGTTTTTTGCCATGTCATTTATTTGGTTGATTTATTATACATTCGATTTAAGGCCATTTTTAGCTCATTACAGACATCATGCACGAAAAACGACCCAACATACCACCCAAGGGGCGATAATTGATTGTAGGGCAAATTACGGGCATCTATTGCCACGCTAAAAGGGTAAGTCATCCGTGTCTTGCGTGCCATCGGTTTTATTCGTGTTCGTGCCTGTTTGTGAATCCATCGGCGATTCCTCATGTGCGGGGATAGTTACTGTAAAGTTACAATCTGTATTATTCCCATTACCTTTATCATTCCCTTTATCATTCCCTTTATCATTCCCATTCCCATTCCCATTCCACCCGGGGGGTTGGGGGGTGGGTTGGGGGGTGGGTTGGGGGGTGGGTTGCCATGGGGGTCGGGGGGGAGGGTTGCCATGGGGGTCGGTGGGGGGGTCGGTGGGGGGGTTGGGTAGGAGGGGTGCGGTCAACGATGATTTTGTCGCTCTTTCATACCCTATGATTTGTTGGTCAATTGAATGCCTTTGCGAGTGGTATGCAAAGTCCGCCATTGTTGGAAGGTTTACAGGTTCAACCCCCGTAAATTGTCGGCTGATTAACGCATCGTAAAATGCGAGACGGTCTGAAGAGTTTAACCGAAGTGCGACATCTGCGTAACTTCGGTAAAATTGGAATGATTTTCTCATTTTTTTTATTAATAAAAAACCCTCGGGCGGTTTCCCGTTGTGCCACGGTACTCCCACCTTTGGGTTCATTAAATTTTTTACATCCCCGGGCACACGGGGGTCGGATTGACAAGCAAACATACAACATAAACATGAATAATAAAACAAATTAATTTTTTTTTTCGCTGATTGCTTTTGTTGAATATGTTTCCCATATTTGCTCCCATGTCACAACAATATCTTGAATCACAAATCACCATATATAAAGATTTGTATTCATCCCAACCCTACTACATAACGGTCTCCAAAATACTTGACCGAATCAGAAACGGGAAATCAAAACCACGAGTGACGGAAATCAGGCACGAACTTGACGCCGAACGGAAATCTGCCATGAAAAACGCCTTGCCTTGCGTTTTGTTTTCGGGCAAATTCGTCGGCCGTAAAGATTCGGATTTGATTGAACCGTCTTCGTTAATCGTGCTTGATTTTGATAATGTCCCCGACCCCGACGAACTAAAGCAATTTTTATTTGATGAACCGTTCATTCTTGCGTCATGGATTTCCCCTTCAGGGAACGGCGTTAAAGCGTTGGCCGTCGTAACCGACCCGAATAAACATCGGGAACATTTCAACGCTCTTGCATCGTATTTTCAGCCTTATACGGCCGATAAATCAGGCGTGAATGTTTCCCGTGTATGTTTTGAATCGTATGACCCTGAAATACTTGTCAAAGAATCGGACGAATATATTGCCCCGTTTCCTGATACCGAAGAAACCTTCACCCGACCCGATTCACCCCCATCCGTGCCTTTGAAATCGGATGATGAGAAATTTAATCGGATGCTGACTTGGTTGGCGAATAAAGGTAATTCATTTCAGAAAGGCGAACGGAATCTGTTCATTTTCAAACTTGCATCTGCGTGTTGCCGAATCGGTATCCCCGAAGAACGGGCGAAAAATCTTATTGCCTCACGGTTTGAAACGAGTTCGGATTTCCAATTAACCGAACTTCATAAAACGGTCACGCACGGCTACAAAACGAATATTTTCGCTTCTGCCGAATTAACCAACGAACGCTTTTATACGGTCAGCAATAACGAAGATGTTGATTCAATTGATGGCACACCGTACAATGACCTTAAACCGAAAGATGTAATATGGGGTGAATCCGTTGAAGAACAATCACTTTCAATCTATTTGAACGGGTACGAAAATGTCAAAGGAATCGGTGTACCCGACATAGACGACCGTTGGAAAATGCGCCGGGGTGATTTGACCGTTTTATCGGGCATCGGAAACTATGGCAAGTCAACATTTTTAAAATGGATGTTATTAATGCGGTCTTTGAAATACGACGAAAAATGGGCACTTTTTGCCCCCGAAGACAACCCCGCACATGAATTCTACCATGACCTCGTGGAAATATTACTTGCGTGTGAACTGACGCCAAACAATCCTAACAAACCAACTCAAGACGATTACCTGAAGGCCTACCGTTGGGTTTCATCGCATTTCTTTTTCATTTATCCCGCTGAATTAACGCCTACCCCTGAATATGTCAAGGAGCGGTTTTTGGAACTAATCGTCAAGGAAAAAATTGACGGGGTAATCATTGACCCTTTTAATCAGCTAACCAACGATTACAATCGTGCGGGCGGTCGGACGGACAAATATCTTGAATTTGTTTTATCGGACTTTAGTCGATTTGCCCAACAAAACAATGTTTACTTTACCATGGTCGCACATCCGCACAAACTTCAAAAAGATGGCACGGGGAATTATCCTTGCCCCGATGTTTTTGATTTGGCAGACGGGGCGATGTGGAATAACAAGTCGGACAATATCGTAATCTTCCACCGACCTCAACACCAAACTAATCCGACGGGTACGGATGCGGAATTGCATTCCAAAAAAATAAGACGGCAAAAAACGGTTGGCAAAAAAGGATTGTCCGCATTTACTTTTGATTGGTCGTCACGCCGTTTCTTATTTGGTGGACTTGACCCGATGCGAACGCTTATCGGCGAACAATTCAGACAGTGCCCTCGGCGTCAATCCGTGACTTCAGCGCCACCCGAACCTTACGGATATACATCGGTTAAACCCGTTGTCGTTCGTTCGTTTACAGAGCCTAAATACGACCGTTCCGACGAACAAACAGAACTACGATTGTCGGCATTACCGAAAACCAATACCACGACTATACTACCCGATTGGGATGATTCTTCCCCGCCGTTTTGATTGTGGATAAATTGTGGATAACTTTTTCAGCAAATGTTTGGAACATGTGGAAACTTTTTCCGTTATTTACATCATCAAACAAAACGAAAAAATTTAACCCCTTAAAAAAATGAAAACTCGTCAAACTGCTAATTTTTGGGTTCTTGGTTTCAGCGAAAACAAACCCAACGGAATTATCCACGCATTCCATACTTACGAAGATGCGATGTATTTCACCGCCCTTAATAACGGTGCTAACAATATCGCCTTTGCCGTCACTTACAATTTCTCTGATATGATTAATTACTGTGGCGTGTGTGACTTGAACGCAAAAAAATTCATGTTCCAATACCAATAATCTAACCCCCCCCTTAAAAAAATGACTACCGCATCTAAACGCAATTCCGTGGCTAAAAAAATCGGTGAGCGGGATTTTGACGCCTCCGAAACTCATTCCGCCGTTTCTTATTACCGCATGGCTTATTGGTCATGGGGTGTCTCGAAAAAAGAAATGCACAATGGAAATTGCCTTTTATACAAGGTATCGGGTCGCTTACACAAAGGATGGGTCGCCGTGACGCTTTCATGGAAAGACCTGTACGATGTTCACTTAATTGACCGACATGGCGAGATTACCGAAACCGTCTCCGACATTTTTGTTGACCATCTTAACGAAATTATGGACAATCTTATTGAAACCCCTTTAACCCCTAAAAAATAAATGAGCAAACTAATTGACCGCATCCAATATGTACTTGAGAAAGACCCACGCACACGGGATAACGATGACTTGCTATGCTCGGTGATATGGTTCACCGAAGCCGAAATGAAAACTAACCCTAACATATCCGCTATTGAATTCTTAAGCGAATATTCAAAAGGTCATTTTACCCCCGCCGAATCCATCCGCCGGTGCAGACAAAAACTTCAGGAAACTTATCCAATGTACCGTGGCTTAAACTACGGCAAACGGAAAGAACGGGCAAAAAATTGGAAATCTGTGTTTAAAAAATAACCCCTAAAAAAAAATGAAAATTCACTCCACCGCAGTTGTTCGTCGTGCCAAAAGGATTTATTGGGCGGACGAAATGAGACAGGACTTATTCATTTGCATAACCGTCGGTTCAATTCTCGGCATTGTGCTTGGCATGGCCGTTACTTCAGCATTTTTTTATCTATTTATAAACTAACAAAAAAACAAACCAACCTAAAATTTGTATGAACAACGAACAAACAACCTCACCAAAAATGCTCCAACTTGATTATGACTGTCCTTTCTTTCTCGCCGTGCGGAATATGAAACCGGGCGATTATGTAGATGTGCAAGTCGGACATTCACACTTTGACGGTCTTCGGATGACCGCAAGAATAGCAAAATGGGTCAAGAGAGGAAAACTTCCGAAAGACAGGAAATATTCCCGAAAAAAAATAGCTGACAACATTGTCCGATTGTATGTCTATTGAAAACTTTATTTATATTTGAAAAACAAACTAACCCCTTCTATACTATGAGCAAATACACGCTCCACTATTACAGATATGGCACATCAACGGAAGCCATCATTGTCCGAAAAGACGACTTCTATTTGGATTCTGTTCCCGTCGGAATAACCCGAACTTTTGATGAGGCGGTTGCCCACGCCACGGCTATCGTGTCTAAAGATGTGCTTAAATCATCATTTTCCGCTGATATTCTTATTGCCGAAATTCAACCATCTTTAGAAAAATGAAGCAATCAACCCAACCCGTCACCTTCGCCCAAATTCAGGCCTTGGTGAAAGCCCCAAAAAACCAATTAAACAAATTTGCGGGGTATAAATACCGCTCCAAAGAAGATATCTTGGAAGCCGTGAAATTGATAATCAACCCGCTTGGATTCTATGTCACGGTAAATGATGACATCATTTTGGTAGGCAACCGAATCTATGTTAAAGCAGTCGCCACATTATCCAACGGCGAAACGACTTACACGGCTACGGGGTTTGCCCGGGAATCAGAATCACGCAAAGGGATGGACGAACCACAACTCACGGGGACGGCTTCATCGTATGCGGGGAAATATGCACTTTCAAACCTTTTCGGTCTTGACGATGTGGCGGACTCGGATGCAACGAACGACCACGGCCGTGCAACACAACCGACAACTGCAACTGCACCCACAAACGAAGCCACGCTTGGTTCATTTATGACTGCCGTCAAAAACGCCACCACGGTGGAACAACTTACGACCTTATACAACGAAAATAAAGAGGTCTGTAACAACGAACCTAAATTACTCCGTGCATTGTCCGACCGTAAAAAACAGTTGATTACAAATGAATAAAACCACTAAAATCAAGGTATGCGTAATTGACCCTTTCGTGCGGGAAGTTACTTCATTTGAAATGTCCCTTACCGTTGATGGAATCACCAAAACAATCGGGGCGGGGTGCGACTTATTTGAACTCGTGCGACTTGACGGAGTAACGAATCTTCTTGTGGATGAAGAAGGTCTTTTTTCGGGTCATGCTGAAATCAAAAAAGTAAAATACGGAACAATGCTTTCGGGGTACAAACAACCTATATTCGGACGAATCATTGTTTGCGGGAATAACAAAAAAGACCCTACTGATTTCGGGTCTACGAATTTATCCACCCAAGGGGTGCGAAATCTTATCACGGGATGGGTAACAGGAACTGTTTAAATCAAAATAAACCAATTTAATTTTTATGTTAAATTCACATGATGAATGGGCACGGAAACGGATAGGCCGATTCACGGCTTCAGAAATTTGGAAACTCTTTACAGACCCCCGTTCTAAAGCCGACAAAGATGCGGGAAAATTGTCCGAAACTGCGATGACTTATGTAATGGAAAAGGCAATTGAGGAATACACGGGATTCCGCAAAAAATTTACTTCATCAGCAATTGAACACGGGGTGTCAAACGAGAAAGAAGCTTTTGATTCGTTTTGCTCAATGACGGGATTACCGTTCACATATTGCTCCAAGGAATATTACCCGATAAGTCCGATTGCGGGGGCATCGCCCGACGGCGTACTGTACGACAACCTTGAACCTATTGCCGTGCTTGATGTCAAATGTCCTCAACCCGTTACATTTTTTGAAGAATTGACTTGGTATCTGAAATCAGACAAAGACGATGAATTCGGCGGGATAACTAAAACTTATTACTACCAATTGCAATTCCAAATGTTGGCGACTAAAACGCCGACTTCGTTTCTCGCATATTACCTTGCCAAAGATTTCACCAATCTTTACACGGGCGAGGTGGAACACACATTTGACCTACCCGTTGACCGACGGATGTTCTTTGTTGAAATCAAGGCAAACGAATCTGTCCAAAAAAACATGGTGGAACGAATTGAGAAAGCCGAACGGATTAAACAATCTTTCATACGGAAATGGAAAGGAGAAAACGATTAACCTTAACCCCAACAACTATATGCTACGACGATATACCCGTTGCAACCATAACGGAATCTTCGGTACAAGAAATAAGATTCGTGAAATATTCCGTTCGTTCATCGGTAGAAATGTATGCACTCAAAAACGATTTATTGTTTCTGAAATTAAACAACAAAAAACCGCTGATAAATTGGATGAAAAAACGAAAACTATCAAAGACGGATTCCAACAATGGGCATTGGAGATGGGACTTGGCAAACCAATCCTGTATTACGAACATCCCGATGGAAAACGAAAAGCCGATGAGATAATGTCCCGTGTCGGCTTGAAACCTAAAATATCTTTGGGTGATGTATTCAACGGGGACAAATCACTAAATGAATTTTTAAACCAATAATAACTAAAACAACCATGTACTATCAAAATCAAAACAATCAGGGAAACAACCAAGGAAACGGTAAAACCTCGGCAAAAAATGTCGGCGGCATTTGGGTGAAACGCTCAATAAAAGGTCAGGAATATCTTTCAATCACCGTGGAAATTGACGGCAAAAAGCATCAACTTGTTGCTTTCCCAAATGAGAAAGGAGAAAATCAAAACCGCCCTGACTACACCATCCGAATCAGCGAACCTAAAAAACAAAACGAACCTCCATTTTAATCAACTACGGGCGGGGGTCGGTGACGGCCATTTTTTCCCGCCTTTTTTTTACCTTATGAAAACCGAAATAAAAACCTTTTGCCCCATCTGTTCAAAAGATGTCATTAAAACCCGTGAAGTTGAACGGGAAGTAAAAACTAATGTGTTGTGCGTGAACGAATACTATGTTCATTATCGTGATGCCCATGGTCGTGATGTTCTTAACAAATTCCCTGAAGCAAATGTAAATTCACCCGAAACACGGTTTAAAATATGAGTAATTTTAAAACCATCCCGGGGTACGAAGGACTGTATGCCGTTATTTTCGCATGAAAAGAATACGGTCACGGGAAGCGGACATTCATCTTGCGGTTGTTACATATCTTAAATTAAGTTACCCTGAGATTTTGTTCAGAACGGATTATTCTTCAGGCATGAGAATGTCTATGTTTCAAGCCGTCCGACACAAGCAATTGCAGTCATGCCGGGCATGGCCTGACATTTTTATTTATTACCCCACGGGCGGGTATCATGGTTTGGCGTTGGAACTTAAACGAGAAAGTCCTTACAAAAAAGATGGGACATTAAAACGAAACCTTCATCTTGAAGAACAAAGATTGGTATTGGCAAGATTAACCACACTTGGATATAAGGCTTGTTTCGTCGTACAATTTGACGAAGCCAAACGAATCATAGACGAATATATGTCTATGCCCCGAAAAAAATAATAGCCTATAAACGAATTACAGAGGTTCTTCTGAAGATTGGAAGAATTCTATTTAACATAATGTTTTTTAGAATGTGGATAAATTGTGGATAAATTGTGGATAACTTTTTCAGCAAATGTTTTTTTTATTACATTTGTCGACCGTTATTTGTGTCATGATTCGGAACAAAAAAAACCAAAACCCCGAAACCATGAAAAACCAACCTATCCCTCACCCCATCGCCCCCGGTAATGTTGCCGCTTACGATTTCACTTTGTCCCGCAAACAACTTTACCTGACTTGCCAAGCCGTTACCGTGGCGGTGTCCCGTAATCGCTCAATCATCCATGTGAACCCATTGATGTGTTCTGATTCCGATAAGGCCCACGGTTTGATTGCCTTCGTGAACAACGAATACATGCTCCCTGAATATGCTTACTCACTTGGTTACGGTTACCAACACGAAAATAACTTTGACCGTCGCCGTGGATGGTATCCAATGACTCAACTTACCAACGCCCACCAATCCCGTCTTTTGAACTACCACTCGGGCATCAATGTTGATGTGACTTCAGCCGATGATAATTTCCTGATTGGTCTTGAAATTGAAAAAGAGTCGGACATCATTCTGACCCACAATAAATCTGCCCGTGCCGTGCTTGCCCAATCGGGTTGGAAACTCGAACGGGACGGTTCACTTGATTCCAACATCGGATACGAAATGGTTTCCCCCGTTCTTCCGTTGCACAACGAATCTGTGATTAATGCCTCTTTAAAACCTGTTGAAAACCTCATCAACGGTAACGCTTCATCCCGTTGCGGTGGCCACATCAACATTTCACGCCGTGGTTTGTCTACCATTCAAACTGCGAAACTTTTTGAACACTCAATCAACCTGTTGTATGGGATGTATCCTTCACGGGTTCGCAACCACTATTGCGGTGCGAAAACTTGGACTGACATCATGCACTCGGGCGGTAACAAATACCAATCTTTGGCCTTGAAAAACAACCGAATTGAACTTCGGATTTTCCCCGCCGTGAATAACTTGGAACAACTTAAATGGCGGGTGGAACTGATGCGGATACTTGTGTCCCCACGGTCTTACCACTCTTTCCATACTGACGCCGAAATCGGAATCATCAACCTCATCAAAAATGCGGTCAGACCGAACACTTCACTTGGCAAACATCTTCGTAAAATCTACACCCCCGCCAAACTTAAATCCATGCTGACTCGTACTGTGGTTGCCGCCCGTACCTACGGAAACTATAACAACTACACCTTGGAACACGCTATGGCAATCGTTAACACCCTTTAAACCTTATAACTATGTGCATCATCATTCTGAACCCCGCTAACGCCCCCGCTATTTCCCGTGAAACTTTCAACACCTGTCAGGAACGGAATCCTGACGGGACGGGAATTCTTTACATCAGGAAAAACCGACTTGTCATTGACCGAACACTTGATGACCATGACCGAATATTCCGCTTGTACAAAAAGATAAAAAAATCTAACCCCGATTCACCTATCGTTCTTCATTTTCGGATAGCCACCCATGGCGGAATCAACTTACAAAACTGTCACCCGTTCCGTGTTAACCGAAACCTTGCGTTTGCTCATAACGGTATCATACCCATCACGCCTTTGGTCGGGAAGTCGGACACCGTTACCTACAACGAAACGGTCTTGAAACTTAAAAACCCAAAATTCTATCTTAACCGACAAGACCAATCCGATGTCGCCCGTGATATTGGCAACGGTTCTAAAATCGTGTTCCTTGATTCAGACGGTAAATCGGTAATCATTAACGAACAGGCGGGGCAATGGCACAACGGCAATTGGTTCTCAAACGGTTCTTACAAGTCGGGGCATTCTCGCACCACGGGTAAAAAACTCAACAAAATTCCCCCTTATGATTATTCCTTTATTTGGAACGGTCATAAATCCTACGACCGTGGTTGTATGAACTGCACCGCACCACTTGAAACATATCGGGAACGCCGTCTTGATTATTGCGAACCTTGTGCCCGAATATATGGTCTATTACCTGAAATAAATTAATTTTGGGTATGGATAACACCGATTTTATAAAGGCATTCTATATCGTGCCTATTGACCCTGTGACACACGAAGCCGTCGCCCCGCCACATTCATTCACTAACATTGACGAAGACAATCCTTACAATTTTTTCGCATTGGTGAACGCCGCCATACAATCTTCAAGAGGTATTGACGATGACGGCATCATCCACCGTGTGGAACTTTATGCCGACGACACACTTGCATTGGAAGAATACATCCGTCTTGACGGTGAAGTTGATTTGCCGTCTGCTAATCCTGACTCCAACTCATAACGGTTTTACGGGGCATCCGTGTCGGCCGTTCGGCAAACTTGTACGGTTCAAGATTTGGTATTACAACCTTTTCTTTAGGTGCGGGTTTCAACGGCACATTGGGAACGGTCGGCTTTGCCCGTTTATTTGACATTACAGGCAACTTCGGTTGCGGGTCGGGTATATCAATGGCGGGTTGAGACGGGTCGCCTAATTCAAATTCTATGGGCAATGTGAACGCCGAATCTGTATCGTGCATGATGACCGATTTATTAACCATGGCTTCAATGTCAGTCTTGAATTTGGTCAATGCCTTTTTTAAAGTTTCGGCTTCTTGCTTGGTGTACTTGCCTGATGATATCCGATAGACGGTCATGTTTGGGGCGTACACTTTTTGGAATAAAGACAAGTTTAAAAATTTGAGTTCAACCATGACTCAAAGATAGGGCAAATCATTTAATTCTAAACCGCACTCCTACGAATCCCCCGGGGTTCAGAACATTCACGCCGACCTCATACATTGAGGTTCCTTTTTTTGGTTGGTATCCGATAACCGCTGAAAGACCTACATCCGCCACCTGACTTCCGACCCATAAATGAGATTTGTTCGGCTTTTTCAGGAATACTTTTTCAGAGATGGTCGTTTGGTTCAGCGTAGCTTCATATACACGGGAACGCAATTGGTTGCGATATAGCGTGTCTTTTATTACAACCATACCAACACCACGGTCGAGCGTTAAAGTGTCTGTAATGGCCTGTAATGAATTGTAGTGCCTTAATATTGCCGCCGTATCCACAACACCCGTAACAGGCACATACACAGGGCGGTCATGGAACACATCCTTGCCTTGTTTGACGACAGTCTGAATATGTGTTACAACAACGGTATCTATTTCTCTTTTGATTACTTCGTAAACTTGTCCGTCAATGATTGTCTTTTCAACTTGGCGGTCTTTGGTAAACCACATAATCAGGTACATCCCAATCAGGAAAGCAACTATCAGGTAAAATATTGTTTTTTTCATTGGTTTGTGAAATCAGCGTACACGCCTATGAACAATATCACACCTGTGAACGCCACCCAATCAATCACACGGTCAACTTTATGCCTACGCCGTTCATCATCCACATATTTGTTCATTTGGTCAAGCAATACTTTGTTGGCGATCAATTTAGCCTCCGCCCCCTTTTGGTATTCAAGATGTTTTATTTGTTCGGACAAATACTTGGTTTCAAGTTTTTTATACCGTGATGATGCTGACTTTAAAGAATCGGATAATTTAAGAAACGATTGGTTTAAATCATTGCCGATTTTAGACGGCATGATAAGAACGGTGTCGCCGTCAATTATTCTTATTTCTGCTCTCTTCAATTGGCAATAACCCGAAAGGCTTACCACCATTCCGATAAGTATTAATAATCTCACGCAATTTCTTGTTTTCATTCCGTAATTGTTTTACCTCATTTTCAAGTTTAACAACTTTTTCTTTAAGTCCCGTAATGGTGGATGCAATTTGTTTGAACCCTTTGTTTATTGCGGAATCAGTGGATACAATACCCACCGCCAACGAATCCAAGCGGTTGTCAACATTGGCAAAAACCAATGAATCCAAACCGCCTTTATACGAATCATATTGAGAGCAACCGCACAAAATAACGACAACCAAAAAGGCCGTAATTTTTTTTCCATTCATCATTTCGGTATTTGACCTATGTCTTCAAGCGTTTTGATTTTTGACTGTGCCGCCGACATCAGCGAATCGGCTTTGCGAAGTCGGTCATGCAATGCGTCAACCTTCACTTCAAGTGTTTGTATTTTTTGACCTTGCCCGTCAATCAATTCCTGAAATTGCCCCTTACCGTCAAGATATAAATACCCCACGGCAACAAGCAAACAAAACCCAACGGCGGCTACGGGATTCTTGGCAAATTGCTCAAACGAAACGGGCATGGTAATCCCGCCAATCTTTATTCCGCCTTCTTTTGGTTCAGCCTTCTTTTTAGGCTTAGATTTTTTAGGCTTCGGTTTCTGTTCCTCCATTGTTTTTGGATGATTTGTTGTTGATGAATTTGTCAATAGATGCAATACCAAACGAGCCAAGCGTTATTACAAGAAATCCATCGTAAATGAATTCATTGATAAGAAACTCACGCCCCATCCATCCTGTTACGATGTCTATCAGGAATGACATGACCATCATACCGAATGCGAGGAAACCAACAATAGACTTTTCGTTCAGATTGTTGTCATCACGGAATAATTCGTAAAGAAACTTTTTCATAGTTATACGGCAGTTAATGTTAAACCAATTACTTGACAAGATGTGTCAATGACGCAACAGTATTTAGGGATGTGAATCAGCATGGATTTATATGTTTAAACATTTAATAAGTTCTTCAGCCGAACCCCATTCTTCATCGTGTTGAGTAGTTTCTTTTGAATATATGTTGTAATGGGATGTAAAGTTTTTGCCATGGTTGACATGGATTGCCTTACCCTTTGAGTGAACCCTAACCTTTTTGTCGTTAGGTTCAACCAATCCACCGCCACCCGATTGGATGCACGATAAAACAAGTGCCTCAAAATGAGCAATGGCAAAACCAACTTCCATAGTCAATTGGTGCAAAGGTTCATGGTCAGCCATTCTTTTCTGAAATCCATTCGGGCATATCCCGTGGTAGTTCATGTTGGCCGCAATCTTGGTTTCTTCAGGTATTTCAATCTCAAAATAATCGGCGGGGTACAATACATCATGCTCAAGGAATGAAACATAGTCGTAGTCACCCGTTTGTTTCAGCACATACAACAAACCAAGAACTTGCATGGCGATGTTCAGATGGCTTGATATTTTATAAGAACTTACAAATTCAGGGAACGGATTACCTTTAATTGATTCCCATACCGAAGTGTAAATGTCACCACCACGCAGTTTCTGAAGATTCATCAGACTTGCTTTATTCGTGCCTTCGTGGTTGTTGTTGGAATACCACACACCCGCCCGTTTGCTCTTTGGTTTAGGAGCCATCAGCCAATCGTTTTCTTCGGCGGTGAAAAATCCTACATCGGTCATAACCTGAAGAGATTTTTTAACCCCGGGCAATAAATCACCGAATACCGAATTAGATGCTTTGATTACCAATCTGTCTGATTTGACTTTATTGGCAACGGTGTTGGTGACATCTTTCCCGCCGTATGTCGCCCATAATATTTTCATTTCAGGCAAGAGGTTTTACCGACCTTGACAATATGTTCAGCGTATCTATAATTGGCGAACCGTTGGTCAATCTTTGAAAGGTCTAAATAGTAAGGCAATTTATTGATATATGCCGCCTTATAAAACATTGACTCGCCCGATGTGACACCCGCATTGTGGTAGATTTGATGCTTATCGTATTGTTCAACAGGCGATGTTCCCCAACAAAATGAAAGCAACGGCGTTACCTTAACACGCATATTCAACCACCACAGATTCCATAACACCGCCCACATATCTGCCGTCCATATCTGAAGCGGATGGTTCGGTTTGTCTTTGGCTATTTTACGAGTGATTACCCGATACAATGTTTCGGAATCGTAGTATACTTTATTCCAAAATTTGGCATCCACATATTTCAACAAGTACTGTGCCCCGCCACTATTTTGTTCCTCATCAATGACGGTCTGTTTATTCACCCCGACAATATCTGTCATCAAATCAAGGTAGTCTTCCCCCTTGGATGAGATATACTTCGCCCCGATGTATGACACCGTGTCGCTTACATAGACATTTGAATCTTCAAGCAATGAATCAAAATCAGGTTTGCGTGGAATCAGAATATCGCAGTCGTGGTACAATACACGAGATTGAGCAAGTGACGGGTTTGCCAACCAATGCTTCTCAAGTATGTGCGGACGGACGGATGAAATGTAAGACGGATTTGACCTTGTGTCCCTGTAAAACGCAAATTTCACGCCCTTGAATTTAGCCACCAATTTGTTCCAAGCTTCGGGGACAACCCCGTAATGACTTGAAACGATGTGGATGTCGGTTGGATTTATTCCGACTTCAAGAAAGTTGGTCAGCATGACCTCTACTTGCCAAGCGTAATAGAGGGTTGCGGGTTGGGAACATAAGTAAATCAGTCGCATTTAACAGAATGACGGATCAATATAGTTAATAGTTGAAGTCGTTTCATCTACTCCATAAATCTTCGCAGTCACGCCGTCTTCGCTGATTCCAAAAAATGAACCCGGATTCCATGGAACAATATTTCCGTTTTCAAATCTGTAAATAAGCGTTCCGATGGCAAGCGTGTCAATGGAATGAATTGATACATTTTGAGTTATACCAATTGTTCCGAATTCATTACAAACATCAGCAAAAGGAACAATGTTAGTAGCTTGAAAATATGTATTTAAACATTGAAGCGTAATAGATTCAATTTGACTTAATGAATTTACTCTGTAAATTAATATCCGTCCGGAACTTATTTCAATAGGATAATAAGCATCCAAAACCGCAAGTGGTGTTCCGTCTGAATTGGAAAGAGTACTTCCAACAACAAGAGGATTATCAAGTGAATACACGGTAAGTGTAGGCCCATTTGCTATATATGAATCACAGGCATAATTTGGCGGAAATGTTGTAGGTTCACCGGCGGGGAATGGAATTAACTGCGGTAAAGTTGTGGTTGATGTGGTCGTCGTTGGCACGGAAGCACTATCCTCAAATGCGGCACATACATTAGCATCAAAATATTTGACGGTAATCGTGCTTGGCATCGGGTCAGGAATAGTAAGCAATGCCGGGCCACCGATTGTATCAAAAGTTAACGGCCATCTTGAAGTTACATTGCCTAAAAGATAAACATTGCCTAAATCGTCAACTATGTTTACGAGCTCACTTTTTAAGCAAGGCGAAATTTGGTCATATATTAAGTTAAATTTTCCATCAACAATTGTAACCTTCAGACCACTTCTTCCACAATCACAAGTTGTCGTGGTAGTTGTGGTAGTTGTGGTAGTTGATGTCGTTGTTGTCGGGGTGACATCTACGATATTAGTAGTTGATATTGAATTAAAGCAAGGGTTGTCACCCGATACAATGATTTCAGTCACACCACTTGCACCTACAAATTCATAACCCGCAAGCAATTCGGCGGCGGTCACACCCGTGGCAAGTACAAGACCTGTTTGGTCTTTAATGGTAAAGGTCGTGTTGGACGAGCCTATTTGTGAAAGTTTAACTTTGAATTTCATGTGACAAATTAATAAAGTCCGTTGGAACCAAATGGTGCATAGGTCTCAAAATAAGTTGCGTAGTTGTACATTTTATACTCACCGCATTCTGTTTTGAAATGAACACCGGCAAGCCATCCACGGCCGCTATTTGGAGACCACGGCGATGAAGAACCATCATTCCATTGAATTATGCTTGGAACCATCCACCCCGCTTTTAGTTCATCACTACTTGCGTAAAACGAACTGCTTGTGAGAATAATGCTTTTATCAGTATAATCCGACCCTCTATACAAAATAATTTCAACCCGTTTATCGTCACACGCATCGGGTGGCCAAAGTAATACTGCTCTTAAATCGGAACAAGTTGTATAATAACCATCAAAAGTATAACCCCCGACACATTTATCCCAAATTGGAGAAAGTTGGTAAAGTTTATCAGGCGGATATTCACCGTAACCGCCGTAATTACTTCCTTTACTACCAGCCCTTATTGAAGAACTTTCAGGTGAAACATAACAACTACATTCTTTTGTCACTTCAATACCCGCCAATAAACATTCAGGCAAATCAAGGTTGTGCGTTACCGAACAATTCTCGGAATGAACCGTGATTGAAGTTGCGGCATCGTCAACCAAAACATTAAAGTCTTGAGTTAATTCCGCACCCGTTACACCTTGAGCCACTACATTACCAAGATTGTCGGTTATGGTGAAAGTTGTGTGACAAGCACCAATAAGGGCGTAGGTTATATTTATACTTTTTGCCATATTATTGAACAGTTACCGTTACTGAATTAAAACATTTCGGGCCTTGTGCGGTGATTGTTAATGTCGTTGCACCATTATCTAAAAGATACCCCACATTAGGCCCCAAATCATAGTTAATAAAGTAAGAATTTTGCTCAGGGTATGGACTGCAGACTTGTTGCGGACTGCCTAATATATTTCCATTTTCATCTGTTACATGAACAATTCCGACATCAATGCCCCAAGTTGGAGGATATTCAGCTGTTACCAAAATAGCATTGTATTCACAGTCTGTATTTTGATTAGCCGTCGTCCGTGTCGCAGTATATTGAGGCATCGTGCAATAAAACGGGGCGGCCGTAGTGGTCGTGGTCGTCGTGCTTGCTTCAGCCGGACCTTCATAAACATACACATCACCTTCAGCCGTGATTGAACAATCACAAGTAGTGGTGGATGTTGTGGATGTAGTTGATGTGGTCGTTGATGTTGTACTTGTGGTAGTACTTGTAGAAGTCGTTGTGGTTGGTTCAAGTGTGGTAGTACTTGTGGTAGTACTTGTGGAAGTCGTGCTCGTGGTTGTCGGGGCGACCGTCGTAGTTGATGTCGTGCTTGTTGTTGAAGTCGTCGTCGTCCCCGGGACAATCGGAATAACAAACGAACCGCAATCAGCCGATAACAATGTTACAGATGTGGCCGCATCATCAACGGTTACTTGGTAACCCGCAAGGATTTCGGCGGCGGTTATGCCTGTCGCCAAAGTATTTCCAAGCGAATCAACAATGTCAAAAGGCCCCGCATTGGAGCCTATGTATGTCGCCTTGATGATGTATGTTGCCATAACTATTTTAAACGATTTCGTTTATTGAAATGAAAAACGGGAAATTAGGAAATGTGGTAATTGACTGAAACCATAAAGTCTTTGCACTTCCACTATTTTGCCAAGTTGTAAGGCTTATTGTTTCACCGACATTTAATTGAACGACCGCCGTAACGGTAGGCGTCATAACATGCTGATTGTGGTTAACCTCTTCTGAAGTAAACGAAACGGCATATCTCGAATTATTTTTTGAAATATGAGTTGAAACAACCACGGATGAGGCCCATGTTTGTCCGTTGGTATAAACAACATATCCTGATACTCTGTAATATCCCGCCCTGTTGGCAGTAAACACCCCTGTGGTTGAATTCCATGCACCGTTGCTCGTGTCTAATTGGTTAGTCCATCCCGAGACAGTCGTGTCAGCCAAATTCGGTATTGATTGAGACGAATTTTTAAACGCCTGAACGGTTTGCGGTGGGTAATAATCTATCAACTCATTACCAAAGCGGTCAATATTTTTAAAGTAAGCCATATTTTAAATTTCGTGAATGTGGAATGAAGTAAACACAGATGCAGTCAACGCCCGAGTCGCACCGGTCACTTGTATGGAGGACATACGCACCGTATCCCCAACGGCAAGAGTCACAATACCGCTCGTAGGAAGGGATTGGTGAACCGATGTATGAGCGGCCTGAATGATGTCCCGTGATGCGGCAAACACCGCCCCGTTTTTGAGAAGTTGAGTCGTGAAACTATTCCCTATCACCCACGAACCGGAAAACCACTCCAAATGACCGTACACCTGATAGTTCCCCGCCCTTGTGCAAGTAAATACGCCCGTTGTCGCATTCCAACTACCGCCTACTGTATTAACTACGGTTGTTCCGTATGCAGTCACATTTGTTTGCGTGTTGTTTGGAATAGAAGCCACATTTGGACTATGAGCGTAGACGGCATGACCTACCACGCCGTTTTGTTGCTCATTTCCGAAGCGGTCAATATTCAGGTTGTATGCCATCAGATTTTGCCGATTACTTTAGCCTTGAAAAATGTAGCACCTTCGTAGTTCTGTGTTGTTCCATTTCCGTTATCAACTTTTAATGAAACATAAGTGTCGGTTGTTGCGACAACAAAGCCTTGAGCGGGGATGTCAAACATACCGTTGGCGAAAGTTTCGGTGTTAGGTCGTATTTTACCTTTTGTTCCAACCGCTGTGGTCTGACTTGCCGCAGTTGTGCCACGGTATATTCCGTAATTCATGAACGAGCCTGAGTTAGCAAACTGCATTTGCATTTCGGTTTCAATTTCGTAGATATATCCCGCCTTTAACAACAAAGTGTTTGTGCCGGGGTCTGCGACGACAAGCGAACCGTAGGAATCATTTATGCTTTGCCAATCAATCGTAACTCCGGTTGATAAAGCTTGTCCCGACAAATTGCTCAACACGGCATAGTTACCGATGCCCGCAGTACTTCCGCCCGTTGCTGATACAACATACGGGTCGGCGATAGTTCCTGTACCTGTAACGGTGGTATTTGTTCCCGCCGTGACTTTGGTTTCAGAGCCATCAACAACGGTAGCCGTGCCTGTGCAAATGGTGTAGACATACGAGATGTCAATACGGTCATTTGCAAGTAAAGGTTCATTGTTATTTTGAGCGGGTACATAAGTAACCGTCGTTCCCGACACCGCCGCCGCTAAATCGTGTAGCGTTGAACCATTACGGCTAAAATGAATATCACCTGAAGGAGCGGTCAGCAATGTAAAGGTTGTTTGTCCCGCCGTCGCCGTGAAAGTCTGTTTTTCATAAAACGACTTACATGGTGTTACGGGTATAATTGTTTCAGTACCTTCTTCGTTAGTGAATGTAAACGAACCGTCAGAATTGGTTTCAACTGAAGTAACCGTTTCTCTGATGGTGGTCACATTACCGTCGCCGTCGGTATAAGTTCCGATGTCATGCCCCGCAGTCAGCGTGTTGGTTAATGTTCCACCGCCACCGCCACCACAATCAGGGCAACATATTACATTTTCAGGCAATGCGGTCAATATCGCAGTTTGTGCGGCTTCAATATCTGTCGCATTGGTCAACAATACATCATCTTTGTAGTAATCGGTAATGCCATTGGCGGTCACAGTTTTATATGACGAAACGGATGTACTTGTCACATTTGTGTAAGTTCCGAATTGTTGACCAAAAGAGATGGGAGAACCTGTGCTACTTAATGAAAAATCTACGCCATGATTCGCAATACGGTTGGCATTAGTGTACGCATCGGCTTCATCAAAAACATAAACATGAGTGATGTTACCGTCATTCTGAACCTCAAAACGGTCAATCCTTGGGTCAGCAAGTTGCCATTTTGTAAGGTACCCTGCATTGGTCAATGCGGTCGTTAAAGCCGCCGTGCTGATACGAGATGTTCCATTCCACACCTGAAGTGCGGGTGAAAAATTTATTTCTTGCATCATTGTATCCGTCGCAATGTTGCGAAGATAAATTTTTGCAATGTATTCAGGAACTCCGGGTGTTCCGTTTTCAATATCAAAGGCTTCCGCCGCCTGATATGTTTTGGTAGTCGTTATTTCATAACATACCTGACCGTCAGGAATCGTTTGACAATTCGGGCAACAGACCACATTATCGGCAGTTGCTCCTTCAATCAAAGCATCAATTTCGCTGATACGGGTTGAATTGGTGACCTCAACATCATTTTCATAATAAGTAACCACACCGTTGACGGTTGCCACACGGATGGAAACTACGGCATTGTTAACCGTAAACTCAAAACACACATTGGAATTACCGCTTACCGCTTCGTCACAAGCACCCATTACAAGGTTAGTCGGACGGGTAGTGGTTAACGAGCCATCTTCCATGTTAATGTACTTCAATACATTATCATCGCAACACCCGTCTTTTACAAGTACGAGGTACGGTACACCATCGGCACACGCCTGATATAGTGCACTATTGCTTTGGCAAGTTTGGTTGAAAGAGATGTTTTCCATTTAGTATTATTTACGGAATTGCCTTTTAAAATGATTATTGAGCCTGAACACAACCACCACAAGAAGGTGAGTGTGCTGAATGCAGACTTACCGTTACATCGGTGGTATTTGAAATTGCGGTTTTACTTGAGTCAACGGTTGATACCTGTACAAGTTGATAAAATCCATCAGGAATCGGGAAAACAGAATTAGCGGGAATGTAGATGGATATTACTTCGGTGGTCAATGTGTCAACGGTACAAGAATCACAATCACCGCCTGTCAGATAAGTGATGTCGGCCTGAAGGTCGTAACATCCTTTATTTACGATTTGACCTCCATAAGCCGAACAATCCCCTGCGGGAATGTTCAGCAAATCTTGTGGTGTCGCACCCGTACCCGCTGAAATTGTCAGGTATTCCTGATGAACGACAGGAGCAACGGCAACAAGTGACGATGATGACGATGACGAATTAAAGAATTGAATTGATTGCATGAGATTTATATTTATTTTTTATGCTGAAAACACTCTCACTTGTGCGTTTGTTGGTGACTCCAAATCAGACTGCCCAAAGTTAATAGCATTTGTTCCACATTCGTCGGTAACGGGTGCAAGAGTTCTGAAAGTTGCACCGTTTTTAAACTTAACGGGTTCGTAAGCATCGTCTCTCCATGCGGTGACGGTAACTGCCCCGGCGGCTGAAATGTTTACTTTAACGAGCGGGTCAACGGCATCGGACGGGTAATCGTAAGGGAAACCACCAAAAATGTAAGCATTGTCCGAGGTGAAAATCAAATCATCAGCGGTAAGACCACCGTCAAGGTAAGTTTGCAGTTTGCCTTCTTCCATATTGATTTCTTGCACGGATGCAATTGATTGGCCGTTCAGCGACAAATTGAAATTGTTGTCCACATTCCAAAGCCATACATTAACGCCACCTGTCGGGAAACCATTAATTTCTGTACTCCATCCCGCACCGCCTTGAACCGTAACCCGTCCACCATCAAAGGCGGGGGTTGATGCGGGAGCGGCCACGCAACCGTTACATGAAGGAGCATGTGCCGAATAAATGCTTACATCCACGGCGGTGGTATTGTTTACCAATGCTTTGTTTGAATCAACCGTTCCTACAAGCAGTTTCACAAAGAAACCATCGGGAACGGGAAATACTGAATTTGCGGGTACATAGAATGTCACGCAAGTGGTCGTAAGCGTGTCAACGGTACACGAATCACAATCACCACCATCAAGATATTTGGCGGTAACCTGAAGGTCGTAGCACCCCTTATTTACAATCTGTCCGCCGTAACCCGCACAATCCCCGGCGGGGACATCAACAAGCGGCTGAAGTACTCCGCCCGTGCCGTTGGCGATGGTTAATGATTCCTGAATGACGACAGGCTTTGATGCTTTCTTATCGCTACCTGAGGAGGTTGAGTTGAAAAATTGAATTGAATTCATGGTTGATTAATTAAGTTTATTACCTATAATATGAACATCCGAGAGCGAACAAGTCCCCGAAACAACGGATACATTGTCCACGGTGAAAGTGCATTTAAAATCTGAAGTGACATAAGATTGAATGTTTGCGGGTATAGTGAAATTTCCAATAGATGTTTCAACAAGTACTTTGCAACATTCGGGTTTAGTGAAACTGAAGTTATGTGACGCACACAAAGTAGATAAATCATCGCCGTTGGCTTCGCATATCTGTGGGCAACAACCAACATTTGAGCAACAAACAGGATTTTGTTCGGGGCATTCACCAAGCGTGGCGTTTGCGGGTGCAATTGTTGACCATGTGACACCATCGGATGAATATTCCACCACCCGACTTATTTCAATACAAGCGGATGAGTCCCAATTGATAACTTCACGGGTAACCCATGACTGATAAAGGTAAGCCGTAACGCCACAACAAGGGTCAGTGTTTGCATTTGGGTCAGCAAACCGAACGCAAAGCGGTACGGGTGTGGTGATGATTAACTCACATGATAATACGGGTGCTTCGCATGAACCTACTGTAATCGTGCCTGTTGGTGCGGTCGTTGACCAAGACAACCCATCGGCCGAGTATTCGGTGACCCTACTGATTTCCTGATATGTGACTGAATCCCATACAATGCGTTCACGGACAAGCCATGTGGTCAAATCCCCACCGTTGTCTACGCATACGGGTTCGGAATCGGTGAAAATAAGTTCTCTGTCTTGACCGACGGGGTCACATATTTTGACATAGACGGGAGCATCACATGATGAATCAATCGTAACGGCGGATGAACGGTCATCGACACACGCATCGCAGTTTTCATTGGTCAGCAAATCGGATACTTCGCCCGGTTTTTCATCAAGGTATGCAATTTCACCCGTGGCTTGGTTGGTGACTTTGGTAACATATTTACTTCCACCTTTTGGGTATGTGTATTCGGATACCGTCCCGTCAGAATTGATAATTATGTAAGCCGAGCCGACTTCTTTAGGGACTTCAATTCCACCGACAACGGTACTTAAATCGTATCCTGTATCAGCTTGAACGAGTGTCCCGTCCTCGGCTTTAATGACAAATAATGTTTGAATATTAGGCATTGAGTGTGTTGTTAAAATCCTCAAACCGTTTTAATCTGTCATCAAGTCCATGAGTTCCACCGTTGACACGCTTTGTCAATGAAGTTACATCGGCAATTGAACCGCCTTTGTCAGCAAGAGTGTGCAGTTTGTTTTTCCAAAAGAAAAATGCGGCTGATAACAACGGGTATTTTGTGGCAACTAAATCAGGGTATTCAATGACGCTTTCACCGGAGAGAAACTTATTGAAATCAATGTAATTGGATTTTCCCGTCAATTGAATGTAGCCTCGGCCACGGAATTTAAACCCGTCACCCGATGCTTCGTCACCGTTACCCATGCGGTTTGCATAAACACGGTTAGCGATTTTTTGGGGTTGGCGTTCGTATTGTTTGGCGAGTTCAGGTGTAGGGAAATATTTAGGAAATATCTTCCGTAATCCGTCGGCTGAGTAATTCAGATTTTCCTGAACGGCTTTGAATCCACCTGATTCGTGAGCGCATTGAGATAAAAAATGAGCCAACCGAAGATTGGAATTAACCTCAAATTTCTCAATCACCAACGGCAATTGAGCGAAGACGATTTCAGGCAGTTTTGATTCTAATTTTTTGAGGTTCATATCGTCGTAAGGTTATTAAAAAAGCGGGGGGTTATCCCCCCCACCTTAGGCCTTCACACTTGCGGGGTGTGTTTTAGGCTTACCTTTAGCAGACGGGAAGCGTCTGAACATTACAATCTTTGAACACGAGGATACCGTCGGCATCGGGGTTCGTGCATGAACCGGGGATTGCCTTAATCAGTTCCGCATACAAAGAAGGGAAATAAGTGTATTTCGGACATTCAATGTCCCGTCTCCACTGATAATCAAAAGTCAAACTTGCACCGTTTCCAAGAGGAGCGGTTTTAGTTGCGTTGATGGCAGTCTCACCACGGAATACTTTGTCACCTGTGAATTGATTCCATGTTACCAATTGCAGAGCGTTCAGCGGAATGGCAACGAAAGAATTTGTTCCGAAAATGGAATCAAAGTTACGGTCGTAATACATCATAGGAAGGTCACCCGCAGTTTTGGTGATATCGTAACCCTCGGTTGATGCGGTCGCAATTTTGTATTTGTGCTGAATAGCCTTAATGAAACGGCCACCGAACAATACATAATTGGAGAAATCCATACCTTCGTCGGCGATGGTTTCGGATACCCAATAGAGCCAATCGTCGGTAAGAGCGTTGAAACCTGAAGCCGTGTTCAATTTGAAGAACGGCATGGTGATTTCTTTCGTTGCGGGAATGAGTGTGCGAAGCAATTGAACCATTTCAACATCAAGAGCCTTCAGCATTTGCATATCAAATTCAGCAAAACGGTCTTGCATGAAGGTTGCATCGTTCAATTCACAATACTGAACGAATTGTGCTTCGTCGTATGTCATTGCACCGGGTTCTCCGTTGTCACAACATACATGATATTGGGTAAGAATCTCAAAATCAGCGAATTGAATTGCGGGGGAAATCTCACACTTTGGGTCAAGACAGTTCCACGGGGTGGTACAAACTTTCACGCAAAGCGGGGTATTGAATTGCATTCTTACCGCTCTTTTTTTACCGGGAACGCCAAGGATGTCATCGGACAAACGGCGAACACCCGAAAGATTTTGAGAAGAAAGAAGGAATTGCAAAAAGGCTAATTGGCCGAGGTCTCTGCCTTCGGGTACATTGCGACCGAAGTAATCAACGAGGCCTGCGGTTTTGGGAATACAAGTCTGAAATAAAGAAGGATTGGTAATTGGCATATATTTAGATTAAAATGTCCGTAGATTGATTTTGGTTTTCGGTCGTGACGACCCTATCCTACGGCGGATATATGCCTAATTGTGAGCGAAAGTATATTTGTTTTGGGTATCTTGTATAAGGGCATCGTAAAATAATTGCAAAACGGGGCAAATAGTTTTCCTTTTGCGGAATCGGTTACATAATAATAATGAAAAAAGCCGAGTGTTACCCCGGCTTTTAACCCCTTTGTTCATTTACCTTAACCGATACAAAACTAATTAAAAAGAGCGTTTTCCCGCTCAATTGCTTCTTTTATTTTTTCAGAAATTTTTCCGCCTTTACCCGGTTCAACGGAAATCCTGACCGGTTCGGTTTTTTTCTCTTCTTCTTTCCATACACCCATGGCTTTCAATTCTTCTTGCAATACATCAGCCAATGTAAGATATCCTTTGTTATCGGCAGTTGGTACACGGAATGAAGGGTTGTCTTTTTTACGGACACCCGCAATACCGTTTTCAACGGTCACGGAATACTTTGATTTTATACCCGAAAACACTTTGTCAAATATCAAACCCACGGGGACAGGTATGGCCGATTGTAACCGTGATGCCTCAAGCATGGCAAGGGTTTCGGTTTCTTTGGCGGTCAAACGGGCGGATAATTCTGATTCAAATTTGTCGTTGAGCGATTTGATGGATTCTTCCCGTTCAGCAAGAGCGGATTTAAGGTTCATGTTTTCATCCTGAAGTTTGCTGATATCATCCGAGCCAACACCCGTTTTGGATTTATATACCCCCACGGCTTTGGCGATATATTTATGAATATCCCGCACTTCGTCCTGATTCCACGCTTTTTTATCTTCTTCAGAAATGCCCAAATGTTTGTCGACCGCTTGGCGTGACAAAGCGTTTACTTTACGGACACCCTCGTCAAAATGGGATTTTGAAAACTCTTTTGGCAGTTTGGATACATCCAACGAAGCATAAAAATCTTCCTGTTCAAGCAATTCTGTTTTGATTTTGTCAACGATGGCCGACTTTACATCGGCCAATTTTTCTTCTGTTAATGATGAAGCGAGTTCTTCGCTTACACCAAGTTCTTTAAGTAGTTTGTCTGTCATTGGTTATAATTAGTTTATTGGTTGTTTTTTCGGACGACCCGGTTTTCCTTTTGGTTGTTGGAAAATTGGTTTTTCGGGTTGGATGTATTCGGCCTGTGCCAACGGTTGCACGGATTCAACTATTTGTTCTATTGATTTTTTAGGTTCACCCCATTTCGTGCCAACAATCTCAAACGGATGCCCCGCCTTCAGCAATGCGTTCAGCGATTTCCATGTTGCGGGGGAAACGATTTTCTTATCGTTTTTACGGGCAATTCTTAAATCAGGGTTCATAAACGGATACCGTTCAGCAAGTACCTTGATGTTTTCGGGCGTGAGATTACGAAGTTCCTCGGTCGTTCTGCCTTGCAAATTCCCGGGATGAAATGCGACTATGTCCATTTGATACAAATTTTGGTTAGTAATAAAGATATTCCGAATCCGAATACCCCGTAAAATGGTAGCACGGCAACGAGCATAAACCAAAATGAGGTACAAACGGGACAAAACCCGACGGCATTAACCCACCCACCGCCTTGTTTAGCGGTCTCTACGGTGTACATCATAACGGAACGGGTATTGTTCAATTCAGCCATTGAAGATGGCCTATAAGTCAATTTAGGGGCATCTACGCCCAACTGTTTAATTCTGATTAATGCGATGAAGTATGTTACCCGTGAAAGTATTGCTTGGGGGTTGTACTCTTTGTGTACATCGCCCAACGCATAAACTAACATTCTGAATAACCCGACGATTCCCGCAAGTTCGTATAGGTCTGTCATTAAGTATGGATGTATTTAGGGTGTGTGCAAAACCGGATATTTCCGTATGCCGTTGAAGTTGTGGTGTCAAACACAGGGACGGACAACCCGTCCGGGCCGACGATGTACCCCGTGTAGCAATAATTTTCGTTAAGATGCGTCATGGGGAATACAATTGGTGACCCCGCCGTAAGCGTTGTTTGGTATACTTTGGCCGTATTCAGATATTCAATTACAAGCAAATAATTACCCGAATCTGTGGCCGTTGCGGGTACAATTAATTCCGCCTCATTATCACAAACGAGAACATGACATAAATCGTAGGTACAATTATCGCAGTTCAGCATACGGGGATGTCACAAGTTGAAAGTTTTGTCTCAATTGAAAAATCAATCGCAAGGTAGGTAAATCCTTTGATTTTAATATTCTTTTTGAATAATCCTGATTCAAGCCTGTAAATGGCTGATGAATCCGTGTTGATATTATTTATCGTAAACTTTGGCAATCCGACTTCCGACATGACGGCTGAAAATTGTTGTAAAAGTTGGAATCCCGATACTTTACCGCCCTTTTTTACTATTACAAGTCTGTAATATTCCTTGACATAATTGGCTTTGTTACACCCCCCAAGGTCTATTTGACGGATGGCTGAATCAATGGGGCGGATATATGCGTAGTCGCATTCGTTGTCTTTTGGGTGCAAAGAATGGAAATCCGTGCCTGTAAAATGGACTGCCATGTCCACCCCGTCAATGTTTTCAATTGATGCTTCGGGGTAAAAACGACCGAACAATCCGGCCAATTTTTGGCATACTATGTTGTCAAGATTCACCTTCTAAAATGAAATTAATGTCTTCCGCAAACAGTTTACTTAATACACGGTTGAACTCTTTCCGTTCATCAACCGACACCGAAAATATATCTTTCCTGAAATTCTTTTCCAAATACGAAGATTTCAGCCGTTCCGTATTGGACACAATTGCGATGGCTACTTTGTTGTCCGATTGAACAACTTTAATATCCCGACGCAATGAACCTGTGAATTCAAGGTCAATAACATTTGTTTGACGGCCTTTTGATTGCCTGTATTTGGCGTATGCGTTGGAATATTTGCCAAGTCCCGCACCGTTGACATCCTTCGTACCCCGTTCAGAATTAAATATCCGATTAAGTACCATGCCTCGGGTTTGGTTCATGGCTACAACGATATTGTCCACAGGCGTCGTTGATTCCCCGTACTTTTTTAACCGTTTTAATATTTCGGTTATTTCAAGTTTCATAATGTCGCCGTGATAGTGGACATGGATGCCCGACATTCAACGCAAGGGTCGTTCATGGTTTTGAACGATTGGCGGATGACCGAAATAATCCCCGTCGTAGCGGCGTTACCGTATGCTTGTGCCGAGCCAAACATAAGTTCTCTGTATTTGGCTACAAGGGTGTTTAAATACGACCGTGCGGCATCCCCGTCTATGTTCAGCGTGGAATCATTCATTCGGGGACTTATCAGAAGTCGGTTATATACATCAATGCCGACCTTATAAGCCAATGCTTTAGCGATTAACGGCTTGTAATTTTTGATGACATTACATATCACCGCATCAAGATTGCATGAAATAAAGGCCGTTGGAATGAATCCTGACGGTTGTGAAGTCACCGCCGAACCGTTCCACCCCGTGGCAGATACAAAAATCCCCCGCTTTGATGCACAAGAACCGCATCCGCCCGTGGTACATGATTGAAGGGCGAATTTTAATGTAGGGTCTTCGGCGTAAATTCTAACCGTTTTCTCGGTTGTCTTATAATCCACGGCGATGGTGTTTTCAATCTTTTCGGTAGCGGTTGCGGGGATGATTGTTTTAGTTTTGCCGTCATCAATGACCAAATTGAACGAACCTGTAAATTCAGGCTTGAAATTTATGGTTGGAATATTCAGAACTGAATTAGGTGACCTGTAAAAATTGGTAATTGATACTCCCCATGTTGCGACATAACTGTCTGAAAATCTGCAAGTATTGGCGTAGTGGTAAACTACATTTTTAACCGAATATCCATCCGATGCGGACAAAAGTAAATCCGCTTCAATTTCGGCTTTAGCGGATTCGAGTAGTTCCAATGCGTACGCTTTGCCCGTTTGTTCATCGGGGTCTGCCAAGTGGGCAAACAAAATGTTATTAACATCTACGAAGTCGGATACGAAAGGCCCGGTTTCCGTAGGGTCGCAATAATCTTTGATTTTCAGAATGTCTAAACAAGTCAGCATATTAAAATTTGTTGTATTGATTTTCGGTTACAAGAACATTGTTGGCGACTGCTTCCACAATTATATTGGATATTTCAAAAATTTCGTATTCAGTCCCTTTTTTTGGTTTCACAAATGTGTTGAATTTGGAATCTATTTTAATCAGTATTTCATCATCGGACGGGTGTTCCAAATAAATAGTTTCACCTTTCAATACCAATTCCAATACATTGCTCATTTTAAATTTTTGTTTTATCCACCACCAAAATTACGATAATACTTCATCACCTTCCAACGCTGAATCGGGTTTAATTACAGGAATCCATTGATGACGGCAAGCATAATGCCCACCAAGTGTCGGCAATGTGTCAACGGTCAAATCTTCGCTTCCGCCATTTTTTTTGGCAAAAGCAATCCATTCATTGAGTTCCTTACCTATTGGAATTTCTCGGTCATATTGTTCCACGGCTTTACGGCATTGGGGCGACGATGTCTCAATCAATGAACCGACTACCCGTATGTGCGTGATTTTATCTTGGTATTTATCCCATACGGTTTGGTCAATTACTTTGGAATAAGAATCCGCCGCAGATTGTGCTATCTGATTGACATGGGACGACATTATTGGCGTATCCTTTTTGACCAAGGACTCATTTATTCGTTTTATTAAATCATTCTGACTTAATCCTTCCTGAATTGAATCGTAAATTGATGTCCGTAGTATTTGATTGAATCGGGCATTAAGTCCGTCTTCGTTCAGGGCATCAATGAATTTGTCGGTTGCCAATCGTTGAGCATCCGTGACCGATGTCGTCGGTATACTGAACCCGGCGTCTTTGTATAAAGACATTTTTGTGTCAGCAATTCCGTTGATGTTGCGGAGTAGAGATTTCATCCCCGCCTTGTAAACATCGCTTTGAACGAAATCTTTTATACTCTTTTTGACGATTTCCCCCGCCGTTCCCGTTAATCCCGTAACTGTACCGCCCGATGTGACAAGGCTTTCTTCTATTACCCCCTTGATAATTCGTTCAAATTCTTCATTGATTCGGTCAACGATTTTATCGGGTGCAAGAGAAACGAGTTCTTTCTCAAGTTCGGCGTAGGTTGCCATGGTTATTCAGCCTATGTAATTGGCGGTAGGACTGCGTTTCTGATTTCGTCGGCTGATGATATGGGTTGTTTTTTGGCTATCTCTGAAGCCAATAAAAGCTCTAATTCAGCCACATCCTGAACAAGCAATTCAGGGTCACGGGTAACCATTTGCATCATTAAGGGGTATGCGTATGCGTGAGTCCTCCAATCTGAATCGGAGATAACACCCGCATCGGATAACGCTTTCAAATCAGCAACGGTATAAAACACAAAAGGGTCAACCCGTTTTAATACATCCACGACCTTAATGATGGGGTTGGTTTTGCTTACATATTTATTCAGGAAATTTTCAATATGCGTGGACTTGATAAATGTCGGGGCATCCGTGGTAACGATGGTGTTCAGGTATTGGAATGCCTCAATTTCGCTCATAATAGCGAACGACATAGGTCTATTTAAAACGATAGCGCCCCCGTTTGTGATGGCTGAATAATTGTCAAGTGCGTTTTGGATATTGGAATAGATGACCGATGAAATGCGTCCAAGCCATGCGTACATGGACTCCATTGTTTTTTCACGGGATGCGGCTGATTCTACATTACCCGTTTCAACCCGTTGTTGGATGTAAATAGCATCTTCACCTAACTGAAGTGTTTTCCGCCATGCGTCTGCATTGTAGTTCAATATCCCAATATCGGGCGTAAAGAATTCCACGGGGCGGACATTGGCATTTAATTCAGGTGCATCGGGGAATAGTTTCCGTTTATATATTTTGAACGGTGACTGAAGCGACAAATAACCTGACCCGTTACATTCCGAACATGGCTTCATGCCGTCGGGGAATTCCTCACATGGGGAACATGACACTTGACCACGCACACATTGGTCGCACGGCAACTCAACTTCGGACATCCGAGGGTATCCGAACAATGCTTCAACGGAACGGAAAGTTCTGTGCTGAATTAAAGCATGGTTACCGAACGGAATAAATCCCGCAACGGCTGAATTGTGGACACCTTTTTCAATCCGTTCCACGCCCGTGTATGTGTACGGTGATTTAAGTGGTTGGATTGAAAAAGGTGTCCACAATTC